CGCCACCGCCGACCAGGTGTCTTTCGCCGAGACCGCCCGTGTGGCCGCCCGAAACGACGACGCCGCGTTCGTCGATGGCCTGGTCGAAGCCGGCAAGTTGCCGCCCGGCCACGCCGACCAGGTCAAGACGCTGATGGCCGTGCTCGATGGCGATGAGAAGATTTCGTTCGCCGAGGGCGAGGACGCCCCGCGCGACCAGCTGCGCGCCCTGCTGGGCGGCCTGGGCGAAGTGATCTGCTTTGCCGAGCTGGCCCCGGCCGAGGGTGCTCGCTTCGCCGAGACCCGGACGGCCGAAGATCACGCCACCGCCATCCGCGACGTCATGGCCGAGGCCGAAAGGCAAGGCCGCAACATCTCGGCGGCCGAGGCCGCCGGCATCGCCCGCAAACGCTAGGAGCCACAATGTCTCGCCCGCTGCTGACCAACCCCTACACCGCCACGACCGCCATCCTCGGCAACCGTTTCGTCAAGTACGGCGCCGCCGAAGGCTCGGCCGTCACGGCCGCCGCTGGCGAGGCGTCCTTCGGGATCTCCGACCGCATGGGCGCCGCCGCAGGCGCGGTCTGCGACGTCCACGAGCTGGGCGAGGCCGACGTCATCTACGGCGGCAACATCGCCAAGAACGATCCGCTGACCGCCGATGGCACGGGCCGCGCCGTCAAGGCCGTCCCCGGCGCTGGCGTCAACGCCGAGGTGCTGGCCTTCGCCCGCGTCGCTGGCGTGGCCGGCGACATCCGCCCGGTGACGATCTCCCGCACCCGCATCCAGGGCTAGGCCGCCGGCCAGCCCTTCCGTCCTCACGAACAAGGTTTTCAGAGCCCATGGCCCGTCCGATCCCCGTAAACCCCGAGCTGACCGGTATCGCGGTCGCCGCCAAGACCCCCGGCATGATTGCCGACCAGGTCATGTCGGAAGTCCCGGTGACCTCCGAGAAGTTCAACTGGAATGAATATCCGGTCGAACAGGGCATCACCGCCCAGGACACCAAGGTCGGCCGCACGTCTCAGGTCAAGCGCGTCGAGTTCGGCGGCGAAGAGCGTACCGCCACCGTCGAGGATCACGGCCTGGAAAGCCCCGTGCCGCGCACCGACGCGACCGCCAACAGCGGCATCGACCCGTCGCACCTGGCCTCGGAAACCACCTCGCAGCTGGTGACGCTGGCCCGCGAACTGCGCGTCCGCAACACCCTCTTCACCTCGACCTCCTACCTGGCCGGCCAGATCACCGCCTACGGCGCCGGCGACGGTTGGTACGATCCCGACAGCGATCCGCTGGAAGACATCGAGAACGCCCGCGACACCATGCTGGTGATGCCAAACACGCTGACGGTCGGCCGCGATGGCCTGACCGCCTTGCGTTCCCACCCCAAGCTGGTCAAGGCCGCGCGCCCGGCCAGCACCGGCGGTGAAGGCCGCCTGTCCCGCGACGAGCTGCGCGACCTGTTCGAGATCGACAACATCGTCGTCGGCAGCGCGGTCGTGAACTACGCCGCGCCCGGCCAGGCCGCGACCATCCAACGCGCCTGGGACACCCACGCGTCGCTGACCTTCGTCGAGAAGATCCTGAAGAACGCCCAGACCTACACCTTCGCCTCGACCTTCCGGCTCGGCGGCAAACAGGCCTGGTCCTACTTCGACGAGAAGGTCGGCCTGGAAGGCGCGGACGTCGTCCGGGTCGGCGAGCGCCTGATCGAGAAGGTCGTCGCCCAGCGCGCCGGCTGGTTCTTCCAGAACGCCGCCAAGGCCCCGACCTAGCCCGGTCGCGACCAGCCTCGCCCTTCGTCTCAATCAGGTCCCGCCCGCCATGATCCGTCTGAAATGCAACTATGGCCGCCGGTTCAAGGCGGGCGCCGAGATCCCGGTCGAAGAGATCGGCCAGGCCGAGTTTCTTCGCCTGCAAGGGCAAGGCCTCGCCGAGATCGTCGTGCTCGTGCCGGCCGGCACAGGCGGCGCGGACTTCGCCAGCAAGCTGGCCGAGTATGTCACCAGCCTTGGCGTCCAGATCGACGCCTTGATCGTCATCGTCGATCTGGCCGAGCAAGGCGGCGATGACGAAGCCATCGCCTTGCGCGAAGCCTTCGAAGGGTTCGGCCGCGTCCTGGACGAGCGCCTGGAAGGCAGGCTGGACGCGCTGATGAGCCGCGCGCGCCTGGCTCACCCCGCCCTCAAGCCGTTCATCGGCGAGTTCGACGACATGCGCGGGGCTTCCAACATGTTCGATGACCTGCATGGGCCTGACAGCATCGATGGCGGCCAGGCAGGCGACCTGGTCGTCGCGTTCGACGGAAGCGAAGGCATCATCGGCGGCGCCACCGAAACCACCATCCCCGAGAACTCGCCGCCCGCCCTGGTCGAGGTCGCCGAACTTCCGGCCGCCGACGCCTCGGCGCTCGCGGCCACCACCGATACCCCCCGCAGCGAAGGCGCGGCGGCTGGCGAAGCGGCGGAGGCTCCGGCCGTCGTCGTCGAGCCGACCGTCGTCGACACCCCCGAGGCCGCGCCGAAAGCGCCCGCCAAGACCGGCGGCCGGAAGAAATCCGAGGCCGCCTGATGTCCGGGGTTCCTGCCCATCACCGCAAGCTGGAGGCCGAGCGTCTGGCTGAGATCGCCGAGGTCGAGCGCCTTGAGGCCGAGCTGGTCGAGCTGCTGGCCCACCTGGCCCGGCACAAGCCCGGCCCGGCCGGGGCGCGCGAGTTCGCCCTGGCCAAGACCAACCTGCAACAGGCCCGCTTCTGGGCCATCGAAGGGATCACGGCCTAAGCCATGTCCTATCCTTCCGTCATCCAGTTCGTCGCCGTCGTCGGGGAGGCCGAGGCGCGCGCGCTCGCCCCTCCGGCGTCGCTCGCGACGCCTGGCTATGACGCGGCCAGGATACAGGGCGCGCTTGATCGCCAGACCGCGACCGCGAACGGCTATTTCGCCATCCGCTACACCGTGCCGCTGGCGCCGGTCCCCGACCTGGTGGTGGCCAATGTCATCATCCTGGCCCGCGAGGATCTGGACCGCCAAGGCCGCGACTTCGTGGTCAAGGCCGCCGACCGCGTGCGCGCCTGGCTAAAGGACATCGCCAAGGGCGCCGCCACCCTGGGCATCGACGCCGCGAGCCCCGATGCGCCCGCCATGCCGAGCGACGGCGGCGGTGTGCTGATCGATGCGCCCGACCGGGTGTTCGACGACAACGGCCTGTCGGCCTATCTGGGGCGCGGCTGATGGCCGGCGCCTCCCTCACCTGGGATCTGGCCGAGATCTCGGCCAGCCTGCGCGCGTTGTCGCGCATGGGCGCGGATCTGAACCCGTTGCTGCACGATATCGGTGGGGAGCTGGAAGACAGCACCGTCATGCGGTTCGACACCAACATCGCGCCGGACGGCACACCTTGGGACCCGTCGCAGCATTCGCTGGACACCGGCATGCCCATCCTGGTCGACACGACCCGGCTGCGCGACAGCATCCATCCAGAGGTGTTCGACAGCGCCTTGGAAGTGGGTTCGAACGTCGTCTACGCCCGCATCCACCAGGAGGGCGGCGAGATCGAGTTCTCGATGGGCCACACCGTCGAGATGCCAGAGCGGGCGTTCCTGGGCCTATCGGACAGCGACAACGAAGCCATCCTGTCGATCGCGGACGATCACTACGCCCGCGCCGTGGGGGCTTCCCGATGATTGGCCTGTACGACCTGGTCGCCGATCGGCTGCGCGCAAACTGCCCCTCGCTCTTGCAAGTCGAGGTCGGAGCCGAGGGCGTCAAGGCCATCGAGATGCTCGCCCTGGGCGGCGATGTCACGGCGCTGGTAGCGCCGATCTCGGACGAGGCGCGCCCTGTGTCGACAGGGACCTTCCACATCGTCCAGACCGAGAACGAGACCTTCGCCGTGGTCATGGCGCTCGTCTTCCCCGGCGGCTTCCCCCAGTTCGAAACCGCCCGTCAGGAGATCAAGACCGCGCTTCGCGGTTGGATGCCCGACGAGCTGGCCCTGCCGATCGAATACGTCGGCGGAGCCACCCTTTTGTACGACCTCAAGCGCGAAGGCGGCCGGTGGCTTCACCGTCTGCGGTTCCGCGCCGTTTCCCAAGCCACCTACGGAGTTTCGACGTGACCGACGCCGACCAAACCCAACCCCTGGTCGGCAATGCGCCGCCCCAGGTCGATCTCGCCGCCGCCATCGCCACGGCCAAGGCCTGTGAGGCCGGCGGCTTCCCGCCGCCGCCGCACATCCAGGCCGCGATCGACGCCGCCGATCCCAAGGACGTCGCGCGCCTGACCGGCAAGGTCGCCAAGGCCGTGGCGGCTTCGCAGGCCGAGCAGGCCGAAGCCCCGACCCCCGAACCGGTCGCGCCGGTCAAGCCGCCCGAACCCGTCGCCGCCCCGGCCAAGCCGGCCGCCGAGCCCAAGTAGGACCCGCCCAGATGAGCTATCAGCTTCTCCTCGCCAAGACCGAAGTCACGCCCGGCACCGACGTGGTCCCGGCGGCGGTCAACACCGTCCAGGCGCTCAACGTCTCCCACAAGCTGCTTGGCGACCGCGTGACCATCGACGTCGCCAAGCCTTCGACCACGGCCGCCGAAGGCCAGATCGTCGGCGAGCACGTCGAGTTCTCGTTCGACGTGCCGCTAAGCACGTCGGGCGTGGCCGGCACCGCGCCCGCCTGGGGCTCGCTGATCAAGGCGTGCGGCTATGCCGAGACCATCGTCGCGACCACCAGCGTCACCTATGCGCCGCTGTCGGACCTGGCCCTGACGCCAGCCCTGACCATGCAATGGCGCGACAGCCTGCGGACCATGAAGGCGCTGATGAGCCGGGGTAAGGTCGGGCTGAAGGTCTCGGCCAAGAACATCCCGATGCTGTCGTTCATGTATCGCGGCATCCTTGTGCCGATGGCGGCCGGCGCCCAGCTGGTCCCCGGCGACGCCAACTTCACCACCTGGCCAACCGTCAAGCCAGTGGCCCAAGGCCGCAGCACCTTCAGCCTCGGCGGCGTGGCCATGTCGCTCCTGGAGCTGACCGCCGACACCGCCGACAACGTCAAGTTCATCGATCTGACCAACCAAAAGGGCGTGTTCCTGAAGGGTGATCGGAACATGAGCAGCAAGATCAAGGCGCAGATGCCGGCCGTGGCGACCTATAGCCCCGAGGCCAAATGGCTCGCGGGGTCCAAGGAAGTCTTCCAGTTCGTGCACGGCACGGCGCCCGGCGGCATCGCGACGGTCAACGGCCGTCAGCAGCTGGACAGCCCGAGCTGGAGCCGAACCGACGAGTTCGACACCTTCGAAGCCAGCGGCTTCCTGGTTAGCTCCGATCTCGCCTCCAACGACGACTTCTCGATCGTCCTGGCCTGATCGGCCAGGGCGACCGTGACTAGGCGCGCCATCTGGCCCGCCTCAACCCCGGAGCCTTCCATGAATCGTTCCCGCTTCTTTATCCTCGCCCTGAGCTGCGTTTCCTGCATCGCCGCGATCTCTGTTCGTCTGTTCAGCGTCCTGATCGAACCGATGCGACAGCTTTGGCCCGAGGCGTTCCCCACGGCCTCGCCGACGCCGCGCGAGTTCGCTCCCATCGTGAATGTCGAGCGCAGCCACGCCAGCACCCGTCGCGTCCGGATCTACGCCGAGCGCCGCGCCGCCCGGACCCATCTGGACCCGCGCCTGGTCCCGAGCCTGCACTACGCCGTCTAGGCCTCCGCGCCTCCAAAACGAGAGCGGCGCGAGGGGATGCCCCACGCGCCGCTTTTTTTGAAGCCCTCGCACACCCAGGACCCATGACCCATGACCGCCAAATTCAACTTCAAGACCCTCGGTTCGCCGATCGAGGCCGACTGGCCTGTGAAGATCCCGGTTCCGCAAGACGGCGGGACCGTCGAGATCCAGGAGCTGGACGTGCGCTTCGTCCTGCTGACCGCCGAGCAGATCAAGGCGCTCGACGCCAAGGACGACGCCATCAAGAACGCCTTGCGCGCGGCGATCACCGGCTTTGGCAAAACCGAGCCGACCAAGTTCACGCCCGAACTGCTCGAGCAGCTGCTGGCGATGCCGTTCGTGTTGCGCGCGCTGAACCTGGCCTATGGCGAGTTCTCGATCGGGGTGGCGGCAAAAAACTAAAAGAGGCGGCCCGGTACCACGCGACGGGCCGCCGCTCCCAAGACCTGGCGCTGACCACCGATGACAGCGCCAGGATGATCGACGACCTGGTCGCGTTCGGCGGAACGCCCGACCAGGTCGCGACGCTGCGGGCAAAGCTGGAGCCTCAAGCCGAGACCGCCGAAGCGTTCGTGGTCGAGGCCGAGAACGTCGCGGCCATCAAGCTGCTGCTGGCCATGCAAACCCAGTGGCGCAGCCAGGCGCTCTCGACCTGGTCGTCGGCGCGGATCGTCAATACGGGTCTGGATTATAGCGTGCTGGAGATCACGGCCCGCTCGCGCCAGATCGACTTGTCGCCCGACACCTTCGCGCGGATCCAGCTGGCCGAGGCCGAGTGCCTGATCGCCTGGGCTGAAGAGCGGGCGGCCCAGCGATGAGCGGCGGTGGCGATCTCGTCGCGCGGCTTCGTCTTGAGGCGAACGCGTCCCAGCTGGTCGCCGAGACCGGTCGCTCGACCACGGCCGTCAACAAGATGGGCGAGGCCGGCGCCAACGCCGCCCAGAACCTGGACAAGACCGCCGCCGCCGACCGGACCCTGACCAAGGAAGCCGGCGCGGCGGCCACGGCCAACGACCGGCTTGGTCGCGAGCTGGACGGCGTCGCCAAGTCCGCCCCGGCCGCCGCGCGCGGCCTTGGCCAGACCGCCGCCGAAGCCCGCCAGTTCGAAAGCTCCGCGCGCGGCGCCAGCGGCATGGGCCAGGGCCTGGCGCTCGTCCTCGGCGGCCTCGGCGCGCGCGAGATCATCGGCGGGATGAAGGACGCCGCCCTGGGCGTCGCCGGCATCCAGACCGGCCTGGGCGCCGTGGCCGGCGGCGCGGCCGGCGCCCGCTCGGAAATCGCCTTTGTCCGTGACGAGGCCGACCGCCTTGGTCTGTCGTCAAAGGGCTCGGCCGAAAGCCTGCTGAGCCTGTCGGCCGCCACCAACGGTACGATCCTGCAGGGCGCCAAGACCCGCGAGATCTGGCTGGGTCTGAACGAGGCCGGCGTCGCGCTGAACCTGACCAACGAGCGTCAGGGCCTGGCCATGCAGGCGATCAGCCAGATCGCCAGCAAGCAAGTCGTCAGCCAGGAAGAGCTTCGCGGCCAGCTGGCCGAGGCGCTGCCTGGCGCCTACCAGGTCGCCCAGCGCGCCATGGGCCTGACGGTCCAGGAGTTCAACAAGCTCGTCGCCAGCGGCAACCTGATGGCTGACGACTTCCTGCCGAAGTTCGCCGCCCAGCTGCGCAAGGAATTTGGGCCGGCCGTCGAGCAGTCGCTGACCTCGCCGCTGGGCCGCGCCCGGGTTGAGATCGCCGAGACCGGCAACAGCCTCTACGACCTCAAAGCCATCGCCGGCACGTCGTTCCTGGGCGGCCTGACCGATGGTCTGTCGGACCTCAACGACGAGCTGAAAGACCCCGAGGCGCGGGCCGCCGCCGCCGAGCTGGGGCGTGGCATCGGCCAGGCGCTCGGCGAGGGCGCGCGCGCGATCGGCGTCTTCGTCGATCATATTGACGAGGTGCAGTTGGCCCTGGGCGCGCTCACCGCCGTTGGGATCAGCCGCTGGCTGGTGAGCATGACGACCGACCTTCGCGGGTCGGCCGCAGCCATGATCGCCAAGGGCCAGGCCGCCGCGCTCGCATCGGCCCAGATGCAGGCGGGCGCTGCCGGCGAGGCGCGGGCCGTCACCACCCTTCGCGGCGCGGTCGAAGCGGGCGCGCGCGCCGAGCTGGCCGCCGCGACGGCGGCGCGGGAGGCGGCGATCGCGCGCGAAGCCCTGGCGGCGGCCACGCTGGCGCAAGCCCGCGCCCAGGCGACGGCCACGGCGACGATAATCCCTAGCGTCCAGGCGGAAGCCGCCGCCACCGTTGCAGAGCGCGAGCTGGCCGCCGCCAAGCTCGCTACGGCCGCCGCGTCGGGCCGCGCCGAGCTGGCCGAGGTCGGCCTGGCCAGGGCCTCGACCGCCACGGGCGCGGCTATGACCGGCTTCAAAGGCGTCGCCTCGGGCCTGCTGGGCCTGCTCGGCGGGCCGTGGGGCATCGCTCTGATGGCGGCGGGCGGGGCCGTAGCATTCGTCAGTCACGAGCTGGCTGAGAGTGAAAAGCGGGCGCGGGAAGCGCTGGCGACACAGCAGGGCTATTCGGCAGCAATGGCCGAAGCGTCGGCAATTCTCGTCGATGCAGGCATGCACACGCGGGCCTTCGCCCGCGATACTGAAGGTGCGATCAACCCTACCGACAGCCTGACCGGTTCGACGCGCGCTCTAACCGATCAGACCCTCAAGCTCGCCGACGCGCGCAGACAGGCTGCCCTGGCCGCCCTGGAGACTTCCGAGGGGAAGCTTCGCGAAGAGAGAGATCGGATCGACCGCATCCCGGCTCGCGGCACGGTGGACGTGGTCGTGGGCGTCAAGGCCAACGGCGATCCGCTGATGGGCAAGATGATGCAGGCCGCTCGCCGCGATCAGATCAATTCCGAGATCGCCACGCTGCAGGCTGCCCAGATTGGTCTGATGATCGCGAAGCCGACCGCCACTGCTACGGCGTCGCCGCCAAGGGTAACAGCCGTTGGCAAGGCCGACCGGCAGGCGATCGGGGCTGAAGCCAAAGCGCAGGACCTTTCAGAGGCGATCGCTGCCCAAGACGCCTACCGCATCGCCTTGCGGGCCGGCGGCGCAGCCCTGGATGACTGGAAGGCCAAGGAAGCCGGTCGCCAAGCCGTGGAGCGCCTGGCCCTCGCTGACCGCCCCAAGCTGAACGCCGCCGAACAGGCGCTTGTCGCGACCATCAAGACCCGCGCCGAGGAGACCGCGCGCCTGAAGCTGGCCGACGAGCGGATGGGTGCGGCCATCGGCCTACGCAAGACCATGGAGGCCGACACCGCCGCGCTCGCCCGCCGCGCCGCCGCCACCGCCCTGGGCGAGAAGGCCCTGGAAGAGCTTCAGGTCACCGAGGCCGGCCTGCAGGCGCTGCAGCGCATCGGTGTCGACACCCTGAACCAACTGACCGGCGCGGCGCTGGCCGAGGCCAAGGCGGCCATGGCCTCGGCCGAGGCCCGCGAGCGCCAGGCCATCGCCACCGAAAAGGCCGATCGCGTCGCAAATAGCTTGCGGTCGATGGACAAGGCCATCGCCGACGAACGCGCCCACACGGTCGCCCTGCAGGGCGGGACCAAGGCCCAAACCGATTACGCCCGCGCCGAGTTCGCGCGGCAGGAGATCGAGCGAGCCGGCGAGACCCTGACGGCCGACCAGATCGCGGCGATCCGCGAGAAGGCCGAGGCGCTGTTTGCGCTGCAAGCGGCGACGGCGGCCTCGTCGGCCGACGTCGATCTGGCCGAGGAACTGCGGCTGTCGCAACTGACCAACCGCGAGCGCGAGACCGAGATCCGCTTGAAGGACCGCGCACGGCTGCTGCAGGCCCAAAAGAAGGATCTGACCGAGGAAGAGGCTACCGCCCAAGCGCGGCTGCTGACCCTGCAGGCCATGGAAGCCGAGGAGCGCGCCCGCGCCATCGGCGACCTGAAAGAGAGCCTGAAGCAGACCTTCATCGAGAGTGGCAAGCTCGGGTTCGATCAGATCGGCGACTATGCCGAGAAGCGACTGCGCGAGGCCGTCTACAACGCTCTGCTGGCCGAGCCGATCGACATCATCATCAACGCCGTGGTCGGCTCGCTTTCCGGGCTTGGCGGCGGCGCTGCCGGCTCTGCCGGCGGAGTAGGCGGCCTTGGCTCGTTGCTGAACGGCAGCGGCGCACTGGCCGGCCTGACGGCGGGCGTGACCACGGCCTTGACCAAGGGTCTGTCCAGCCTGGGCGTCGGCGCGTCGAGCGCGGCCAAGTACGGCGCGCTGGGCGGCACGGCGCTCGGCGGTGCGGGCACCGGCATGCTGGTTTCCAGCCTGGCCGGGATGCTGGGTCTCAAGCAGACCAAGGGCAACCAGATCGGCGGCACGATCGGCGGCGCGATCGGCAGCTTCATTCCGATCCCCGGCGGCACGCTGATCGGGTCAGTTCTGGGCAACCTCGTCGGCGGCCTGGTCGGCGGCAAGAAGAGCAACGAAGCGGCTGTCCTGGACCTGGACCGCACCGGCGCCATCACGTCGATCGGCGGGGACAAGCGCACCGACGCGACGACGACGGCGGCCAAGTCCATTGCATCGGCGGTGGCCCAGATCCAGGCGGCCTTGGTGGCCGGCGGGGCCACTCTGGGCGCGACGATCAGCAAGATCGACATCGGCCAGCGCGACAGCACCCACCTTGGTTTCAGCGACGGGTCGTCGATCGACACGGCGGTCGGCGACGTGTCGGCCGCCGTCGAGGCGGCGACCAAGGCCATCCTCGCCAACGCCAAATGGGCCACCCAAGCCCAGACCGACTATGCGCAGAAGATGATCGCGGCCGGGGCGAGCCTGGACCAGGTCGTCGCGACGCTGGGCGCGGCGGGCGGCTTTTCGGCGTCGATCGACGCGGCGATCTCCAAGCTGGTCGATCCGGTCGCCTACGAAAAGAAGACCGCCCTCGACGCCATCGAGAGCAACTATCAGGCGCTGAAGGCCCAGGCCGAGGAACTGATCGGCGCGGGCCTGGTGGGCAGCGAAGTCCTGGGCAAGCTGGAGCAGCTGCGCGACCTGGACGTCGCCGACACCCTCAAGCGCCTCGGTGGCGCCGCCGACACCGCCGCCGAGGCGGTGGCCAAATGGACGGCCGCAGACGCCGCGTCGCTGGGCCAGTCGATCGCCGACACCATCGCCAAGATCCAGGGGCCGGTGGAATTCGAGCGCGCTCAGTCGCTGAAGGCTATCGAGGAGAGCTATCAGGCCCTCCGAACCCAGGCCTTGGAGATGGTCGCGGCCGGCCTGATCGGTGGCGATGTGCTGACGAAGCTGGAAGAGATGCGGGACCTGCAGGTCGCCGCGTCGATCAGCAAGTTGGGCGATGCCGCCAGCGACGCCGAGGCCGCTCTGCGCTCGGTACGGGACACGGTCGCGGCCAACCAGCAGGCGGCGATCGACATCACGGGCCAGATCAGCGGCGGCATCGCCCAGCTGCTGGATCCGGTCGCCTATGAGCGCCAGGCGGCGCTGGCCGCGATCGAGGCCAACTATCAGGCTCTTCGCGATCAAGCGCTCGGCCTGATCAAATCCGGCGATCTGGCCGAGGGCGCCCTTGGCGCGCTGGAACAGCTGCGCGACTTGCAGATCGCCGACTCGATCACGCGTCTGGGCAACGCCGCCGGTGACGCCGCCGTGGCGCTGGAAGCGGCTAACAAGACCGCCATCGAGGCCGCAGAGGCCGCCGCCGCCAAGGCTGTCCAGGGCGCGACCTTCGGCGGGTCGATCGGTGATGCGATCCTGGCGTTGGTCGATCCCGTGGCTGCAAAGCAGCAGGCCGCCGTGGGCAGGGTGGCCAAGGATTATGACAGTCGCAGAACCGAGGCGACCTCGCTCCTGAGCGGCGCCGCCCTGGCCGCCGTGCTCGGCCAGATCGAGACCTTGCGCTCGCTTGAGCTGGACCAGGTCATGAAAGACCTGGCCGACCAGGCCAAGACGGCGGCCGACGCACTGGCTGACGTCAAGGCGCGGGGCGAGACCTTCGGCGGCTCGATCCAGGATCAGATCCTGGCCCTGGTCGATCCGGAGGCCTTCAAGGCCAAGTCGGCAACCGACAAGGTGCAGGCCGACTATCAGGGCCGCCAAGCCCAGGCCCGCGAGCTGTTCACCGGGGACGCCCTGGCCGGCGTCCTGGGCCAGATCGAGACCTTGCGGACCCTTGAGCTGGACCAGGTCATGAAAGACCTGACCGGCGCCGTGACGGTCGCCACCGACGCCTTCGCTGAGGCCCGCCCGCGCCTGCGCTCGTGGCTGGACGGCCTCGTGGGATCAAACACCAACGGGCTCAACGCCGACGCCGAGCTGCAGCTGGCGCGGGAGCAGTACGACCGCCAGATCGCCAAGGCCCAAGGCGGCGACGCCGACGCCCTGTCGTCGATCACGTCCTACGCCGACCGCCTGTTGCAGGCCGACCGCGAGGCGACCACCGACGCCACCGCCCGGCGCGCGCTGTACGAGCTGGTCACCGGTCAGATCGAAAGCCTGACGCTCGGCGGGGCCGCCAGCTCGGCGGCCAACGACAACATGGCCGCCAGCCTGACAAAGGCCCTGGCTTCGCAGCCGGTGAACATCGCCAACCTGCCGGTGTTCGCCCAGACCCTGGCCGCGTTCGAAGCTCCCCAGACCGACCGCGTGGTGGCGGCGATCGAGACGATGCGCTCGGCCGTCACCACGGCGGTCGCGGATCTGGCGGCGTCGGGCGTGGCCAATGCGGCGGCCCTCCAAGCGGCCTTGGAAGCCGGTTTGAACGCCATCGACAGCAGCTTCGGCGCGGTGGCGGCCACGGGCGCCCAACAGGCCCAGGCCCTGGACGAGTTGCAGAAGAGCCAGCAGCTGGCCTCGGTCTACATGCGCCAACAGCGGGCCAGCGCATGACCGCGATCGCCATCCTGGTCGAAGTGGACGTGACCTCGCCGGCAGGCGTGGCCAGCACGCTGCGGTTCGCCGACGAGGCCATTCGCCCCATGGCGCCGACCGACACCCTGCGCGCGAACGTGGCCTGGGATGATCGGCTGATCGAGGCCCCGACCCTGCGCCGCGCGCTATGGGACGACATGGCCACCCTGACGCCCGCCCTCGGCGTGGGGTTCATGAATTTGTCCAACGCGGACGGCGGGCTGGACGCCTACAAGGGCCACGTCTGGGGTGCGATGCGCGTCTGGCGCTGGGTCGTCGGGACCGACTTTTCGACGGCTACCAGGTTGTTTTCCGGGGTGGCCGCGCCGCCGCGTTTCAGCGAGCCGGCGACGGGCGCGCCGCGCGTCTCGGCCGGCCTCTACGACTACCGGGCCGAGTTGGACAAGCCGATCCAGGCGACCACCTATTCGGCGGCAGGCGGGACCTATGACGGCAGCGCGGACGGCCTGAAGGGGCGGCCCAAGCCGTTGGCCTATGGCCGCCTGACCGACGCCCATCTGCCCGCGCCCCAAGTTAATGGCGCGCTGCTGGCCTACCAGCTGCACGACGGCGCTGTGGACGGTGGCATCCAGATCTTCGACCGGGGCACGGCCGCCGGGTTCACAAGCGACGGCGACCTGACCGGTGCGGCGTTCGACAGCGCCACCCCTGCGGCGGCCCATAGCGTCACCGACAAGAGCCGGGGGCTGCTGAAGATCAACGGCGATCCGGTGGGCAAGCTGACCTTCGGCGTGCGCGGCGACGCCAGCCCGACCTATGTCGAGACCGCCGGACCTATCGCCGCGCGCATCCTGGCCAAGGCCGGAGTGCCTGGCGGCCGGATCGGCGCGAGTGTCGCGGCCCTGACGGCCGCCGCGCCGGTCGGGATCTGGGAAGCCGACCAGATCAACGCCTCGGCCCTGATCGCCCGCCTGGGCCGATCCGTGGCCGCCTCGATCGCTCCCGACCGCATGGGTCTGTGGCAGGCGACCGCCTTCGCTGCCCCGGCCGGGGTCGCCAGCCTGACCATCGAGCCCGATCAGATCGTCAGCGTCCAGGCCGACGACAGCGCGCCCGATCCGGTCGGCGTGGTGCGGATCGGCTGGGGCAAGGTGTTCACGACCTTCGCGGCCAACGAGCTGCCCCTGGCCCTGGTCAAGAGCACCACGGCCGAGCGCCTGGCCAGCACCTGGCGCTGGGCCGTGGTCGAGGACGCCACGGTCAAGGCTCGCCTGCCGGGCACCTGGCGCACTCTGGAGATCGAGACGGCGCTGCGCGTCGAGAGCGACGCCATCGCCCTGGCCAATAGCTACAAGGCGCTGTTCGGGCTGCGCGCGGACGGCACGCTGCGCCGGCAGTGGCGCGTGGTCCTGGAAGACACCGACGCGGTGCGGGCCGTCGCCCTGGGCGCGACCGTGCGCCTGAAGCACCCGCCGCGCGGCATCGACGATCTGTTCGTCCTGGTCGAAGAGGAGCCGATGCGGCCCCGTCGCGACCTGACGACCTGGACCTTGTGGGGCTGAGATGGCGGGCATGATCACCGGTTCGCTGGGGAAGTTCTGCGGCGTCAACCGCATGCGCGAGGCGACGATCGAGGCGGTTGGCGCGTGGTCGGGGGCGCTGCCGCTGGCCAACCTGCTGGTCAATGCGACCTCGGACAACCCGCGCTACATCGGCGCGCCGGCCCGTCAGCCGACGCCTGCGGTCCTGGCCAATGCGCGCATCGAGCTGACCTTTGCGCAGCCGCGCTCGATCGGCCTGGTGGGCGTGGCGTTCCACACCCTGTCGCAATCGGCGCTGATGCGGATCACGGTCGCCCAGCCCGGCGACACCCTGGCCGCGCCGACCCTGCAGACCGACTGGCTGCGGGTGCATCCGCGCCTGGTCGACAGTCTGCAGTTGGAGTGGAGCGAGCCCACCTGGTGGTCGGGCCAGGCCCCGCTGGCCGATATCGACCTCTATCCGCGCCACCGGTTCGTGCCCATCGACCTGACGCTGGTGGCCGCCATCCGCATCGAGTTCGACGACCGGACCAATGTCGCGGGCTATTTCGACATCGGCGGCCTGTGGCTGGCGCCGGGCTGGTCGCCGACGTTCAATTTCGAGCGCGGCCGCAAGGTGGGGATGGATTTCCGCGACCTGGTCGAGGAGGGCGCCAGCGGTCGCCGCTTTGGCCAGCGCCGTCGCCCGCGCCGCACGATCAGCGTCACCTGGAGCGGCCTGACCGAGGTTGAGGTCTGGCGCCTGTATGACGACTGCGTCCGGGCCGGCCAGATCGGCCACGTGCTGTTCGTGCCCGACGCCGGCAATTTGCTGAGCGTGCCGCGCGAGGCCTGGCCCGCGACCATCGAGACCCCGTTCGAGCCTGTGCTGACCCATGAGGGCCTGCACTCCCTGACCGCAACCCTATCGGAGGTGATCGCGTGAGCGCCGCCAGAGACCGCCTGTCATCGGGCTACTACAACAACCTGCCGGTATCTGTCGGAAACCCCGGCGGCATGCTCAACAGCGGCCACGAGACCAATTTCCCGGCCGCCCTGGACGATATGGCCACCGTCGCCGACGAGGCGGCCGTCAGCGCGGATGCGGCAGAGGGTTCTGCGGGCGCGGCTGCGGCCTCGGCGGCCTCGGCCGTCAACGCGCCGGGAACGACCGCCACCAGCCTTTCGACCGTCTCGATCCCGACCTCGGGAGCGACACGGACGTTCATGGTCCAGCCGGGCAAGACCATCGTCTACGGGATGAACCTGCACGCGGCAGTGGTGGGTTTCCCGGACGTCTGGGTCGCTGGCTCTACCCTTGCCTATGACGCTGTCACCGGCCAGCTCGACTTGGATGTGAAGACGTTCCGAGGCAGCGGATCGTATTCGAACTGGTCGCTGAGCGTCACGGCCCCGCCGGTCAATCTGACGCCGTCCGACATTGGCGCCGCCAGCCATTCGGACCTGACGCGGGTGCTGATGATGCTGGCCGAGCTGCAGGGCAACCAGTTTGGCACCGCCAACGGCGTGGCCGACGCCTTTGAGGACACCGACGGCGTGGACGCGGGCGCCTCGTCCAACGCGTTCTATGATCCGGTCAACGACAACTACGCCAACACCGCCCCGGCCGGCGACGCCTGGGTCAAGAACGTCGCCGGCAGCGTCGATATCGGCAACGACGACCTGCGCGGCCTGGCCACCAACGGCGCGTTCTACATTGTGGTGGGCTTGAATGGCCGGATCCTGAAGTCCACCGGCATGGACACGTCGGACTGGACCGTGAAGGTCTCGGGCCTGGGCGCTCTCCAGGACTGTATCTACTCAGCCCGTCTTGGCCTGTTCATCGTCACGGGCGCAGGCGGCCTGATCCGCACCTCGCCAGATGGCGACACCTGGACCGCCCAGACCAGCGGCGTGGCGACCCAGCTCAACGGCCTCTGCGAGACCACCACCCACCTGGTGGTGGTCGGCGCCAGCGGCGTCATCCTCACCTCGACCAATGCGATTGCCTGGACCGCCCAGACCAGCGGCACCACCGATGATCTGCGCTCGGTGGCCCACGGGGCCGGCGCGACGGTGGCGGCGACGGTGACCAGCGGCAGGGTGCATCGCTCGACCAACCTGACCGTCTGGGCCAGCGTCAACATGCCGACGACCGGCGAGGCGACCGCCACCTGTGCCCACAACCTGGTGTTCAATGGCGCCTATTTCCTGACCGTCATAAGCGGCAGATGGCGCAAGTCGGTTGATGGCGCGGCCTGGACCGAAGGCGTCTCAGTCCTGACGATGGCCGGCGTTTACGGGCTGTTCTGGACCGGCGTGCGGTGGGTGGTGTCGGGTACTATCGGCGGTCTGAATGGCAACTGCGCGGTCTCGGTTGACGGTGAAACCTGGGCTGCGACCACGCACGACGGCGGCGGCTCTGGCGGCCCCTACGCCACCTCATTCATCCTTTTGGGCACGACGATCATCTCGGCGGGCAACGGTGGATACATCTTTTCCTCGACCGCGCCGCTGGCGGCCATGGATCTGCGATCGGTCGCCGTCACGGCGGCGGCTGTGCCCGGCAAGGCCAGCCTGGTCGCGGTGGCCTTTGGCGGTTCGCCCATCACGCCAGGAACCCATCTGACCGGCTATGTGACGCGCGACAACGGCGGGGCCTGGCTGGCCATGACCCTGATCGCCCGCGAGACCCTGGCCAGCGGCCATACGGTCTTCGAGGCGTTCGGCGCTTCGCTGGCCAGCCTGCCCAGCGGCGTGGCCATGCGCTGGCGGTTTGTCACCACGGGCGGCTTTTCGGTCGCCATCACCGCTGTCCACCTGAGCTGGAGCTGACCATGCCGCGATTGTTCGGAGCCGCCGCCATAGGCGCAGCGCCCATCCCGCCCGTGCCCGAGGCTGTCGACATGCGCCAAGCGCGCATCAAGTTGCGCCGCGAAGGCGTGCTGGACCAGGTCGACGCGATGATCCGCAGCTCGGCCGACGAGGAGGTGATCATCGAGTGGGACTACGCCGCCGTCCTTCGCCGCGACCACCCCTTCGTCAATGGCGTGCAGATGATGCTGGGCCTGACCGTCCCTGAAATGGACGCCTGGTTCAT